TTAAGCTAATTTTAATCCAACTTGGTTTTTGCTTTGTGTCGTATTTGTGTCGTTATCATTAAAAACGTCATCAATTTTACGCGCATGCTCTGTCAGATGGTTTGGTGCTAAATGAGCATATCTTCTTACCATTTCTATACTTTCCCAGCCTCCCATCTCTTGTAATGCTGTAAGTGGAACGCCAGATTGAATTAACCAACTTGCCCAAGTATGCCTTAAGTCGTGAAAGCGGAAATTTTCTATACCAGCTCTTTTTAATCCAGCTCGCCAGCCACTGTTATCATCAACTCTCATTTTTCTAACCTGAGGTGTCATAGTTCCATCTGGCCGTTTTTTTGACTCTGTATGAACAAAGACATATCTTGAGTGTTTTCCAATCTGATCTCTTAAAACTTTACATGCGGTATCATTCAGGGCTATGCCAATTGCCTTGCCGCCTTTGGCATCCTCTGGATTTACCCATGCTACACGTCTTTGCATATCCACCTGTTGCCATTCTAAATTTATGATGTTTGATCGTCTCAATCCTGTAGCTAGTGCAAATGTAACTATTGGCTTGATACTCTCTGGCATACATTGTATTAACCTGCTTGCCTCATCCTTGGTTAGCCAGCGTATGCGCTTACTTAATGGCTTATTGGTTTTTATTGATGGGCAAGTCTCCATCCATCGCCAATCATTAGTTGCAGTTCTTAGTAACGATCTAATAAAAGATAGGTACTGGCTTCTTGTGGCTAAGCTAACTTGCTTTGGTGTGTATTTTGGTGGCTCTACTCCTTTTTTTATCGCTGCTTCTTTTTTCATCTCCCATATTTGCCGATGCTTTCTATTTTCCATGCAAGAGACAGATTCATATATTTCATCAGCAGTAATGCTGGATATTGCTCTGCCTGAAAATTTCGTTAAAAAATATTCTATTTTTGTTTTGTCATCATCTAAGGTTTTTTTATTCTCCTTTTCTCTGATCCATCTAATACAGCATTCTTCAAATGTGCGCTGAGGGAGTTCATCTAATTGCTCAGTCCTCCATGACTCAGCCCTTAATTTGTCATACAGCTCCTGCGCTTGCTTCTTGTCTTTTGTGCCAAGAGATTTTCTAATTCTCTTCCCTGACGGTGTAAAGAAATGACAGTGCCATATTCCGTTTCTTTGTTTGATTGACATAATCTACCTCCGTTTAGATTATCCTTGCTCGCATCATGAGTTTGCTCTGGGTTATTTATATAATCAAGCACAGCAGATCTGGTAGTCCTATAACCTCGGCCAACTTTTCTGCCTTTCAACTCTCCTTTAGAAATAAGGTAAGCAACTGTTCGAGGTGTTGTTTTTAACTCCTTGGCGGCCTCTGATGTTTTCAATATTTCATCTTCCATTTTATCCTCCTATCCATTCTTCCTTTTATACTGTTCATGATCATCACCACAATCTTTACTGCAGTATGCGCTATTAGGCGCGACCGGTTCTTCGTGACACCAGATACACATTCCGTTGTATGATTTTATTGCTACCTTGCGATTTGATAATGACACTTGAATATATAATTCGTTTGTTTCATTTGCTGAGTCGATAATGTCCATAATTCACCTATATTAATTGAATACTTTCTTCCGCTTGGTCGCCATATACATCCCAATCACCGTATTTCTCACGAGCGAATAATTCGAGTCGAGGAACATCTCCGTATAATTCTTCTAAACGATGATGTACCTCTTTTGGCTTTTCGCTGTGTTCACCTAAGCATGAGTAAATAACCTGTCTCACGCTTGCAGATTGACGAGGTAATCCATTTCCTCTTGTGGCGATTAAACACATTTCTACATTTTGACGGGTATAATTACCGCAATTAATTTTCGTCTCGTTGTTTAATATTTCCATAAAATCAAAGAAATCTTCTGGCGGTTTTTTATTTATTCTATCTCCTGCGTTTTTATTTAATTTAACCCACGCGAACCCGAACATGTTTTTAACTTTAAAATCCCATGCTTCGGATAATTTAATAGCTTCGAGTGCAAAGTTTCCCGTGTACCACATAAACAGTACGGCATTTTTAGAGGAGTGTTTTTCTATTGGTAATCGAGAGAGGGAATATAAATCGGTGGTGTTGTAATGATTATCTGCGGCGCCGTTTGATACTTTGTTATTATATCGCCAAGGCGGGTCAGCGAGAATTAAGTCATACTTTTTCATTCTCTCAATACCTCCCCACAAACAACCTCAACATTCCTAACTGACATTAAATATTCAGCACGTTTATTGCATTCCGATTGCGTGTATAAATCCTCAGATATTGGCACTGCATGATTGTTCATAATTAACAGTAGGACGAATAGCTTCATGTTTATTCTCTCTATATGCACATTTAAATATGTGAGCGATAACATCTACAGTCCACGCATTGCCATAGCATTTATATGACTGTGAATTTGAAACTATATTTTCACACCAGCCATCGGGGAATGTTTGCAGTCTGGCGAATTCTTTTGTTGTTAACTTCCTGTAACTGTTGCAATCTAGTGCTATTTTTGGTTGCCGATGCCCCCCCTGACATGTTGATAATGTAGGTGATTTCCCATCAGTAGAATAAACTCTCAATATTGTTTCATTGCCTTTTATATCGACAGCATTTCCGATATGAATTAATTCTGACTTACTGTTATTTATATTTGTCCTTTGCTCATACGGCCTGAGTTCTGAGTTAACGCAATCAATAATATCTTTCAGCAAAATACCTTTATCTTCTGGCTGGCTAACTTCAAAATTAGTCCAATAATAACGCTGTCTATTTTGTGCTGATAACAACGAGCTATTAATAAGCGTTTTATTTACATAACCTAATGCGCGCTCCGTATGCAGTGTTATATATTCCTCAAACTCCTTTTTCATTTTTACATTTTCTAGCATGAATTTAGCATCTGGATTATTTTCTAATACATGGCTCATTATTTCTAATGTCGTCCAAAATAATTTACCGCGTTCGTCCTTGTCACCTAATTGTTTACCAGCTAAACTCCACGACTGACAAGGGAACCCCGCAGTAACTAACCCCACGCTTGACCAGTCGATATCCCACTCGCACCAATTATTCACATCACCTAACTGAATGTTATCTGGATAGTGAAACTCAGATACTTTATTAGCGAATTTATCTATCTCAGCAATATAATATTTATCAAATTTAATTCCGGCACGAGACAGCGCTAATCGCCCAGCGGATATTCCGTTGAACAGACTTAAATATATCATTTTGATTTCCTATAGATGTGCATAACCCTGTATTATCATGAGTAATACATATCCGATTATTTGCATGGTTATTTAATCTAAGCAGTAGAGTGGTATATTATGGTTGCTAGTTTTTAATGGATATAGCGTAGTAAATTTAATATTTAAATTTCTAAGTTCTTTTTCAGAAGCAAAACCGACTGGATATTTACCAATAATTCTCTCCAGCCCATCATACAATGCAACAATAACTTTCTTTTCTGGCTCCTTATTATCTGCAATCATACCTTTGGTATAATCGATCAATACTTGAAGTTCATTTTTATTCATCTTTTATTTTCACTCCGTTGCAGATTAAGCTGTGTCTTATGGCTGTTGATAACGCTGAACGTAAGCATTGACACCCTTGATATTTAATTGCCGTATCTCTCGCAGTATTAACGAGCTCTCTTAGTTGATGATGTTTAATTTCTGGCTCATCACTTTCGCGTGATGCTTCCCACGCAATCCACATTAAGTCAACATATTGGTCAGCGTAATTTAATCCGTTATTTGCTGTTTCGAATTTATTGTTTATTTCCTCGTCGTCCATGTGAAATTTAATAAACTCTTCAAATTGCTGCCTTGATTTATCCATTACTCCACCTTATCCCTCTGTCTTCACATACCAATCAACAAGATTATCAATTGCAGTATTGATATATCCTGATTGCTCTTCTTCGGTTAATTTATCCCATTCGTCCTCAGTAATACCCAGCCCACACTCAGAGTCAGAGCCAACCTTGTTTGTCCTTGCAACTAAAACCATCTGCTTACTCATATTCATTCCTCTTATTGCATCCCTGAGAGTTAAATTATCATGCGAACTTTGGTAGCTTATTACCTGTAAGTTCCTCTGCGTCCTTCATAAAGTCGGTGGCTTGCTCTTCCATTCCAACGCCGAAATCATATTTATGAACCGCTTTAGCCATTAAGAAAGCGCCAGCAAAAAGAACTTCTTTCAACTTTTCATTTTCTTCTTGTAACTGTTCAATAGTCATATCTATCTCCTGTTTGCATCCTTGTACTGAGCTCTATAATTAAACGTATGGCTTAATATCAAATTGCTTGAACCATTCTTTTATTTCGGCATATTGTTCATAACTAATTCCAATATCTTCCCGCCATTCTTCAAATGAATTTCGGGCGGCGTCTTTAGTTAAATAATAAATAAAATCCTGCAATTTCTCAGGTGTGTTCATAGTTATATCCTTTGGTTAAATCACATAAATAGCGTGGCGCGGGTAGGGGAGTCCAATAGGGGCGAAAGGTATAGGATCATCCCAATCTTGAGGTGGCTCACTTTGTGGCGTTTGATTACTCGATGCTTGTTTTTGTGCTTGTGGTTGCTGAGGTTGACCCCAACCGCCTTGGCCTTGTGAAGGTGCATTATCTTGACCACCACGGCCACCTAACATCTGCATTGTGCCACCGACATTAACCACTACTTCCGTTGTGTATCGGTCCTGTCCGTTCTGGTCAGTCCATTTTCTGGTTTGCAGAGAGCCTTCTATGTATACCTGTGAGCCTTTTCTCAGATATTCACCTGCAATTTCTGCTAATTTTCCGAAGATGCACACTCGATGCCACTCAGTTTTCTCCTTCATCTCACCAGTCTGCTTGTCACGCCACGATTCCGATGTGGCTAGCGTGAGATTAGCGACTGCGCCACCTGATGGCATATAGCGGATTTCAGGGTCTTGCCCCAAGTGACCAATGAGAATACATTTATTCACGCCTTTACTTGCCATCAGTACCTACGTCCTCAAACTCGCCTTCAAATACTGAGGCGTTTTCCTGATCGACATTAGCCTCTGCTTTTTCGTCTAAAATGACCGCTTTCTGCATTTCGATAGAGACTGGCAGATATTTAAATAAGCGACGGATAACGGTTTTCTTCGCCATTTCTTCCCAGTGAGAGACCCAAGGCCCATTTTGACCAGCCTTGCTTGATGCTCTGACTTTCTCAATTTGGTTATGCGTCATAACTTCAAACTGGACACCGCCATCTTTCAACCTTGCGACAGCGTAAACGTGCGTAATTGGTGAGTCCTCATTTTCACTCGGTACGTGTGTTAGGTTTTCATTCAGTCCATACTCAAAGTGGAAACTATCGCCTTGCCTTACCGTTCTGGCTGAAATGCTGATTATTTGATTTGAGCGACGAGCCAGATCAATCATTCCACGGTAGCCAATGATTAGTTGCACATTCGATTGACCTGACTTTGCTTTACCATTGCCGAATGGGAGTAGGTAAGCATGACCTAAGGCATTACCGGGCTCTAATCCTAGCTGTGAACACTGCACTACTGCACCAACAAAACTTTGCATATCACAATTAGCTAATTCTGGTGTTTTTCTGATTTCCGTTGACACTATTCGGATCATTCTATCCGGTGTCATGTGACGAGGAAGGGCGGCTGCTAGCTGAGCCTTCATGCTTGGTTTATTGATAAACTCAACCAACATCTGATCTTTGGTTTTTTCTTTTACCTCTGTACCTTGTGTTTTTTGTAAGTCAGCTTGAGCTAATGGTGGGTTACTCATTCCTTAATTCCTTAGCCCAATAGGGCAGTGATAATGTACGTATGCCTGCCCATTCATCCGTTTTTAGGCATTCTGCATACGTTCTTAAATTTTGTTTGTAGGTTGTTCGACCAATATCTTTTGCTTGTTGGTCTAAATTGAAGACTCTAACGGGGTATCTACCGCAGTCGATAGTCGTGCTAACAACGAGAAAGACAAAAACAGGGGATTCGCCTGTTAATGATTTATATCCATCAGAATAAAAAGAGTCCTGTACGTGATATCTATATTCGTACATGGAACGGTCAAATCGTTGAATGTCAGCAGAGCTTTTTACATCAACAATCCAATGGTGCTCTTGAATGAGTTTATCTGGCCTGCAACGACAAAGAATGTCCGTATCTTCGTCGTTCCAATAAATGCTACTTTCAGCTACTCCGTTAGCTTCTAAGCACCATCTTGCGATAGGGTGTGCCATTGCACTATCTCTCATGAGCATCAACTTCCTGTTATCGTCATAAGTAATAGGTGTGATACCTTCCTTTTCACACATTTCGAGAAATTCCTTTTCCTCTTGCTTCCCTGCGTTTGTTCTACGATTTACATCAGGACCTATCTTGTATCGCTTACTGTATTCATCTGGTTCTAGCAAAAGACAATGGATAGCAGTCCCGAAATCCAATGCCTTTATTTTTTCTTCATCAACAGGGGCTTTCTTGCTCCAAACATATTCGGCCGGCATTTCGCTTATTAAATCCAACTGAGATTTACTGATCCCTAATCCATGGTGATAGTCCTCATTTGAAATGTCATAATAGATACCGGGTTTCATCCTAAAACCTCTTTATCTATCCCAATCTGAATAGCCGTTCTAATTCCATCTAAAACTGCATCAAGTGCTTGGGGGCTAACATCAAATACCGGGTTTAACTTCCTTGCTAAATCCATACATAACAGTTCTTCGGGTAGGCTATCCATAACCTCATCAACTGATATTTTCTCTTCCTGAGAATTAACAAACGCTTCTCGTTCCATTTGGCGTTCGTACCAGTCTTTTCTGAGTCCGTAGGTGTTGGTAATCACGCAACCCTCCTGAAATACAACTCATTGAGTATCTTTGCGACTACTTCCCCTCGTCCTGAGAGATGAATAGCCGTGGCGAGTGACTTTGCGTCATACTGATTAATGATGTAATCAACGACTTCTGACGGCTCTGGTTGGTAATATTGAGTAAGTTCCCTGAATGATTCTGTTTCAATGCGGACATCGTTAAGATTCTGAAAGGCTATTTCCGTGCCATTATTTCGGTTTCTACTGGTCATATCTGCATAGGTGTAACGTATAGTCAGTGACATATTTTCCTCCCGTAAGCCATCTTCTGTAGTTGACTCGCCAACCGCCAAACATCCTTGTTATTAGTCGAGACGGCTATCCTTGCCGCCTGACGAGCTAGTTGTAGAAAAGGCATAGTGATACGCACCGCCATGCAATCACGCATAGCGCTGTAATAGTTAGTTTTCATTGTTACCTCGCTAGGTGAGCGATAGGGTGGTTATCTGGTGTTGGTGCGGTGGTTACCGCTGACCGAGGGCTTTTGCGATTGCTAGAGTGGCGATTCTAACTTGTTGACAACTTCGTCGAAATCAACTTCAAACTCTTCGCAGTAGTCTCGCAGTACAGTAAATTCAATGGAATTATTTACAGCTTGAGCCTCATCCTGAGTAAGCAAATCATCACGGTAATCATAGAATGCCACGGCTGTTAATCGACCACCTAAAATATCCACTCCTGCATTTATAGACGGCTCCTTGCCATCTTCATACTCAACTACGAATGTCATTTTTCCCATGTCATACTCCCTCCGTTATTAACTAAGCACGATGCTATTTACTGTTTGATAAATCGTAAAATACGCCGTAGGTTATCTCTTCAAAGCAATCTGGAATGTTTGGTTGCTTATCCATACCTCTCTCATGATTTGGTATGGCACAAATAAGAAAGCTTTTATCAGTTTGTGGATATCCGACAATCGTTTCCAGCATGCGCATTCCAGCACCGCTACCGTGCTGGCTAATAGAGCAGCATTGAATATCGAACTTATTGATGATGTAATCTTTAAAGCATGGTAAGTCTTTTAGTTTCTTATTGAGTTCATCTTTCGTTGCGTCTAGTGTGGCGTTAAACTCTTTACCTTTCTTCGAATTAGCCTTGGCTCGAATAACCCTTAATTCACTGGTTCGATGAATCTCTTTAACTGCAAAATCAAATTCTTTATCTACAGCAAAAGCAAATGCTCGAATTGTCGTACCATTTTCACCCCATGAATTACTAAAGCTAACACCTTCAGCTCCAACGCTTTCAATGGCTTCGTTGAGGAGTTTCTGCCGTTTAGCTTGGATTTCGTCAGTTTCTTTTTTGATTTGCTCGGTAGCTTCTTTGCTAATTTTATAAAATCGATAATCCCTTGGCTCCATCTCTATCTCCTATCTATTAATCAACTCACCACAGCCCACCGCAATGGACTGTAATTAGTTAACTGCGCCTGCTTTTAACCACGTCAGGCGAGGTGGTTCCTCACTTTCCACAGTCAAGGAAAATTGATATATTGGTTATTCCACAGTCAATATAAGGAATGATTTAAATGGCTATGTTTATAGTGAGAGTAGAATTACCTGATGCTAATTATTCAGACTATCAGGCTCTATATGATTTAATGGAAGGCTACGGATTTTCAAAGCAAATAACTGGTGATAATGGTGTAGTATACGATCTCCCTGATGCTGAATATTACTGCAATGGAGATTATGATATTGAAGCTGTAAGTAGCACAGCCTTCCAAGTAGCCCAATCAGTTAGAGCTAATGCTAAAGTTCTTGTAACTGAAACTGAAAGAATTAGATGGACGGGGCTTGTTTACTACTAAAGTCACAACCAATAGAACCACTACCACACATTTCAGGTTTTGGTTCTTCACTCTCCAAGGTAACAAATGCCCTTCTAACTCTATGACCTAATTCTGAAATATCATCACGAGTTAATTTAAAATTGCGTCGATAACTATCAACTAGCAAGGTTGATAGAACCGCACGAGCCGATTCTTGAGACGCTTCTGTTAAATCTTCAAATTTCATCTTACTTCTCCTATTTATCTCGCCGTAACCCCGAACTCACTGCTCGGCTGTTTTTTCAGTTTTAATGTCTTACGTGTGTCTGGTGCTGACTTGAGCATTAGTACCAAGTTTGCTATCGGGCAGTCCGTGCCGCTGTATGCCTTATGTGGCTTATTTCTACGCTCGGCGATCCATGCTTCACGTCGTTTTAAATTCCATCGTTGTTTAGAGTTCATATTTCCTCCGTAATGATTGCCTGAACTGTCTTAACCTCATCAGGCGGCTGAGGCTTATCGCATTTACCACAACGCAATAAATCCATGTATAATTCAATCACCACAACGTAAATAAAGGATTGAATTAATGAGCATTAAAGTAATCTCAAGTGAAAACCCAGTAGAAAGAGTTGCTTTTGATATGGCGCTAGCTTTAGCCGTTAAACAGGATTCTATTAAAACTCCTGAGCAACTTATGGCTGAAATTGAATCGCTTTATCCTGAGTGTTTAGAAGTTGCTGAGAAGCAATACAAAAAAGAGACCCCGCCTCCGATGGGAATTTTGCTCAAAAGTACAACCTAAGGATCTAATCTCTCTATTACTATATGATGCATTTTTAAAAACTCATCTAGCGGAACTAAGTCCATAATGGTTGTTCCGCAGTTTAGAGTTAACTTAGTCATTAATTTCCCATCTGACCAAGCTCCTTCTTCTATTGAAGAAATACTCTCTTTATTAAAGAAAATTCTTGTTCCATCATTTCTTAGAAATTCATACATTTTTAAGTTAATCATGTTTAATCCTATCTCGCCGTCACCCCGAACTCACTGCTCGGCTGTTTTGTTTTAACTCCTGAATATACTGCTACATTAGGTAAGCAACAGTTATCTCCACTTGGATAATGCTTTGTTGGTTTGAGAGAGAGAACAGGGCGTTCTGGTTTCTCTTTCACTGAGTTAGCTTTAGCAATCTCTTCTTCTTTCAGTTTGTTAGCTCTGAAAGATGCATATCTAGCATATTGCCTAGCCTTGAATGAGTTACTGTTAACTTTCTTAACGCTAACTGGTGTTGGATTGCCTTTAAATTTCTTTGGTGGTTGATAGTAAATTTCCACATAACCTCCGTTATTCTTTTACTTACCATAGGTCACTCATTGAATGACCTATAATTAGTATTCTTGCGCTTACATACCTAACATCTGCCAGTGTTGCCTATTCCCATCTGTAATCACTCTCGTGCAGTAGTAACATTCTCACTAGCCAGATCGTGCCTAGTGATACGTCGCATTTTTGCGTAAGGGTCTAAACAGGGTAGGTATGCTGTTTCGACTTTCCAAATTGTTAAAGAACATTAGGCTGTATTTCATGTTGCTTGCCTTTGATGTGTTATATATTGAACTATAAGTACGGATTAATCAAGACCAAAAGTACGAATGATTTATTAAATCACGAACTATTGGTTCTATTCTCTTGAATTTAAAAGTAATTTATTTTCAAAAAAATCTCAGATTGGAACTCAGATCACTTCTTTGGAGGGGAGGGGTACAAAAAAGCCCCGTTAGGGGGCTATAGGGTGTTATTTATGATCTCTTCGATACAAAGTCCATTCTTCAATTCTTTCACCAGAAGGTAGTGTACAGTATCCTACTTGCCCTTTATCTGTGTTAACTATTTCTAGCTTTCCGCCTATTTCACCACAGTACACAGAGGCAGGGTTTGCCATTCCTACCAGCTTGTTTTCCGTAGTAGAACACCCAGCGAGTATAATGGTAGCTGCCAAAACTGTTAATTTTTTCATCATTCCGTCCTTACAGATGTGAATGGCTATTGTGAATAATATATTTTTAGCACAAAAAAGCCCTCGCGGGGAGGGCTGGGCTGTGAAAGGGGCAAGGTGAGATTATTCTATTTCGGTTACCATAACTGACTCTATGATCCCTGATCGTATTTTGTATGACCCGAATAGTTTTACTGATTTGCTATCCCTCATTGAATCAAAAAGTTGGTCTATTTTTTCTTTTGAATCAGAGAAAAATTCAGTATCAACATACGCTTGGAAAGTATAATCCTGACCGTTAGGTGTGCAGGTTAATGTCAGTTTTTCAGGATGTTTTTTTATTACTTCTATATCTACCAGTATTGATTGTTCGATATGTTGTAGTTTGTCTCTAGGGCTTTGTATTATGGATTTAATGTCTGAATTTGTAAGCGTTGTTTTGACTGAACCACTAAACTCAACTTTTTCTGCATCAGAAACACCTTTGAGCATTCCAATACATGCATTTGTCGCATGGTCTTGAATTCCTTCGGATATTTCTTTGGATTTATTGGATGCATTTGATGCTTGCAATATCTCTACCATACCATCTTTTAATACTCTCATTTCTTCGATACGTGACTCATTATCAGATTTTTGAGAGTCCAATTCTTGTTGTTTGATTTTTTCATCATGAGAATCCTTTTGTCTGGAACGCAGGAGCCATCCTCCAGTTAGGATTAGCATAATTAAAGTTAGGCTAATTACCTTTTCGATTCCAGTCATACCTTGTGTAACCTCATTGAATGTACCGCCTAATGCCTTAACCAGATCGGTCAAGGCAGCTATTACATCCGTGCAACCTTCCTCTACCTTAAAAATAACCTCTAAACTCTCCTTGTCTTCCTTGGTGAGTCTCTTTAGATTATCAGTTCCATATTTTATTAACGAAAATACTTTGTAAATTTCTGTTTGAAATTCACACATCCCCTGAGCCATTGAAGATGGGATAGAACCATTATACTTCTCCGTATCGCCAAAAACTTTGAAATTTATTGATTCTGCAAGATTTATTTTAACAGTATTAATATCTAGGTCACGATTATTTTTTGCCCGCTCTATCAGGGCAGATACATCATTTAGATTATTTATAACTATATTTTGATTTGTCATTGCTACCCTGTAATCTTTTAATGTTAGTTTTCAGTACACACCACACCCTAAAACGTGTCGTCACCCAAAGAAGCAGCCACGGGCATCATCTTCAACGAGCCTAATGGCGTCAGAGAAACTACCTAGCATTATTTCATCGTAGTTGTGCCAGTTACTATTTTTATCCATCCAAAGCAGAGACCATGAATTCGAATATCCATTATGTGTGATTTTTGCTATAGGTTCTTCTACTCTGCCATCACTCCATATTAGTTGCCTAATTTCAAAGATAATTACTGAGTCGTCCTCGATGCGATACTGTAAATCTAATTCATCCCTTAGGTGTTCTGCTGGGCGACGCTTTTCCATGAAAAATTCCATACACCGTCTAATATTTGCTATCTCAATATTGCTAAACGCCATATTTCCTCCTAAAACGTGTCGTCAGGCCATTGGGTTACACAAATCGCATCATCATCTGAACTACAACACCAATAATTTTACAGTTACCATTTATAGGAATGGCGGGATAGGCTGGGTTTAACGCTTTAAGATATTTAGCTCCATCCAAAACAAGTTTTTTGAATGTTGCTTCATTCGTGTCGGTAAGCTTGGCTATCACCAAACTCCCATTTATAGGCTCTCTACCCGTATCTACTAAAACTAGAGATCCCTCTGGGATACTTACACCCATAGGTGCTGTCATTGAGTCACCTTCAACCTTCAACCAAAAAGCGGAACCTTGAACAGATACCTCTGATTCGTACCACTCATCGATCTCACTCAACGTATATGGCTCACAAGCTTCAGTCCAATTACCCGCCTGAACAAAGCTAATAACAGGGTACTTAGGAGCTGGTCGATAAGGTCTAGGGTTACTTACATTAGCGTTATTTACATTTTCATGACCATGCTGCAACCAAATAACATCGCATTTTAAGAATTTCGCCAACGCGTTCATTTTATCTTGCCGCGGTAAAGACTCCCCATTAAACCATTTACTAACAGCCTTAGATGAGACACCAAGGGCTTTTACTATCTCAGCCCCTCTGCCGTGTTCATTTAATCCCGCATCTTTACAGGCCTGTGCTAGCCTTCGGGAAAATTCATTCCGCACTTTTTCTGCTTGTACCATGAGTTCAATTATAAACTTCTTGCAAAAGACTTTCAGTACGGAGATAATGCGTACTGAAAGTACGATAATGGAGATTTTTATGGATGATTTACGTAAGCCAATTACTGACATTGGCGTTGCCAGAGTAGCAAAGGCATGTGGAGTAAGTGAGAGAGCGGTTTACAAATGGATTAACAATGGTTTTCTACCAAAAACAGAATTCTTTGGAAAAACCAATTATGCAAAAACAATCCAATCCCTATCAAAAGGGAAAGTAAAAGCTGAATACTTACTATCAGTTAGCCAGAAAAAATTACTTGCACCTTAGCTTCACCCGCTCTTTAAAAATTCATGCAGTGCCTTTTGACTTCAATCGGCAAATTATTATCAACAATCCGCTCATATGGAATGAGCCACGGATCATTACTGCTGTTCCCAATATGGGAAGTAATCTAAGAAGGAATTTAACAAATGGAATGTGCAAAAAATATCAAAGTAGAGTGCTCATCAAACGAATTGATGACCTTCTATCTAAAAGAAATGTATTCAGTCGGTAATAACGGACTCGCTAAGGCGCTAGGAATACACCCATCAAAATCCAGTCGAGATAAAGCCCGAATATTCGATTTAGCTTGCCAGTTGGTGAGTAAGTTCGGATTGCCCCCTGACTCTGTAAATATCAGCGATAAGCCAACGAAAGTTGTTCTTGAAGGTGATTATGCAGAAAGGATTATTCAGGCTCTTGAAGGGAAGGGAAAGGTTAAAAGAAAAGCCCCAGAGACGGCAATCAATGAGGCTCAAATCAGTTTAAACATTTAATTTTATTTACCCATTAATACTGGACGAATAATCAGTATTAGTCAAGTAATTTGATTACTCATAGATAAGTTCATTAATAAAAATTTAATGGGCTTTAATTTCATGAGGTTAAAAAAGAATATGGATAATTATGAGTATAACGTCAATATTTTAATGCCAAATTGTTATTTTGAACAAGATGAGAAATGGATTAAGGAAATGTTATTGAGGCTAAGGCCATCGATAAGAGCAAAGGTATCGGTTAAATATTCTGAAGTTTATCAAGAGCATTTCGACGATGAACCTATACCTTACAAAAAAATAAATGCTGGTAGAAAGGCTGCAAATACACGGTTAAGAAACTTTGTAAAAAACTACTCTTCCTACCTCGATGGATATGTTTCCGAACCGAGAGTTTTTCAACAAGGCACTGGCCAGAGAAACCAACCCTCTCAAGGTGTCGCCTGAATCACCGAATTTAATACAAACCTATGGCCTGTTCCTTGGAAAGTGTAGCAATGCTGATACAAGGCACTATTCATAAGTACATGATTTAAAAGCCAAAAAAAAGAAAATCCGAGTTCTAACTTGACCCCTATAAGGATAAGGAAGGGACAACTTGGAAATTTCTTAAAAATCAAATAGTTAAATGACATCAAAACGACAGGATCTGTCTCCTAAACGGACAAGTTCTGTCTCTTTTGCAAAAAATGGACTATCACAAAATGAGAATGTGGTCAAGAGTTTTTTACGCACGAGAGTTTTACAAGCGTTTGTCAAAAGTATCCCCTACCGCCACTGAGCTATACGGGCTAATCACTGACAGTTGCGACTGGAAATATGGACGGTATGTAGCGACGAGGGCTGAGGTAGCTGAGATCCTCAACGTGAGCGAGAGAAGCATTCAGAGAGCCAACAAAGAGCTTGAGGCGGTAGGGTTAATCAAGTTTAAGCGTGGCATATACGCAATAAACCCAGAGTTTAACTGGGGGGGGGAGAAGTTGGAATATATCGAAATCCTGTTACTACACGATGGACAGGAAAGGTGCTCAAGTTATTGATTTTAATGACGCAGCAGAAGCCATTAACTCAAAAAAACTTGAGGGAATAGCCCGAAAAACCTTGAGGGAGGTAAACGGGCGTAACGCAAAAAGGAATTAATCATGCTCAGTATAACGCCAAAAGCTAAGCAAGTCACTGCACTGGATATGCTCAGGAAGAACTGGAATCAACACCGAACGATGTTACTTTCTGCAAGTGTTGGATTTGGTAAAACCGCGATAGCCGCATTCGTGGCTGACGGTTTAGTTTCTAGGGGAATGAGGGTCATGTTTGTCGCCCCCTACACAGTGCTGATTGAACAGACTGCAACACGGTTTGTTGAGTACGGACTGCCAGTCGATGAGATTAGTTACTTGTGGCGCGACCACCCACTGTATGACCCCAGCAAGTTGATTCAAATTGCATCTGCAGACACGTTAATTCGCCGCAAATTCCCTGACAACATTGATTTACTCATCATCGATGAAGCCCACATGAAGCGAAAAAAAATACTCGAAATTATCCGAGATACGGATATTCGTGTAGTTGGGTTATCGGGGACACCCTTTGCTAGTTGGATGGGCGAATACTACGAAACATTGATTAAACCAACGACGATGAAGGAGTTAATCGAAATTGGTGATTTGAGTCCTTATGAATTTTACGCGCCAGATAATCCCGATGTTAGCGGTGTAAAAACATCAAAACTATCGGCATTTGGCAATGACTACAACGAGGAGCAGTTAGCCAAAATCATGGGCGATTCTGATTTAGTCGGGAATATCGTCAAATTTTGGTTAGAACATGGCGAGGACAGGCCAACAGTTTGCTTTTGCGTCAATGTCAGCCATGCAAACTACGTCACGATGGAATTTAACCGAGCGGGGATCAACGCTGAGGTGATGACCGCAGACACGCCACACGATGAGCGGCAGTTGATTATTAACCGTTTTGAGAGTGGGTCTACAAAAATCATCGTTAACGTTGGTGTTTTGGTTGCAGGGTTCGATAGTGACGTTCGCTGTATCATCTACGCGAGGCCAACAAAATCGGAAATCCGCTGGGTCCAGTGTCTTGGTAGGGGATTGAGAACAGCAAAAGGGAAAGACAAGTGTCTCATATTCGACCATTCAGGATCAGTTCACTTGTTGGGATTTCCTGATGAAATTGAATACGACGACCTGCAAAACAAAAACGATGGCATGAAAACCCAAAGCAGCTACCGAGATCAGGTCAAGGCAGAGAAAAAACCGAAGGAATGCCCATCTTGTCACTACATGAAGCCGGCAGGTGTTTACGTTTGCCCTAAATGTGGGTTTAAACCACTCGCTGGGGAAAATGTTCAAGTCGATGAAACGCGAGAACTCAAAAAACTGAAAGCAGGTGAACAGATATTTACCAAGGAGCAAAAACAAAGTTGGTGGTCACAAATCAAGTTTTATCAAAAACAGCGTGAGATATCAGGCAAGCCTATTTCTGATGGTTGGTGCGCCCACACGTACAAGAAAAAATTCGGGGTATGGCCTCGTGGATTACATGATACACCGCAAGAGATAACTCCCGAAGTTAGTAATTATATTCGTTCAAAAAATATCGCTTTTGCAAAGATGCAAGCGAAGAAAAATACAAAAGAGGTAAAACCGAAAACAGAGGCTGAAAAAATAGCATCAGCAAGGTCACACTTGGAAGATATACGGGAAAAGCTCAGCTTAGGAGGTAATCGTGAAGACGGTAGAGGCAGTAATAGGTCGATGGCCTGAGATATTTGAGTATTACAAATTACCGCCAATCACAGGGAAAAAACACTATCAAGGGGAATGCCCTATATGCGGAAAGAAAGGAAAATTCAGGATAGATAATAAAAACGGTAAGGGAACTTGGATATGCTCATGTGGTGCTGGTGATGGCTGGAAACTACTGGAACTTACCCAGCAAAAAGATTTTAGAGTTTTAGCAAGTGAGATAGATCGGTTAATCGGAAACAGTTATTCAGGCCAAGTAGTACCGCACGCAAAATCAGATGTAAAAGCCACTCGTTCAAAAGTTATCGCAAGGTTCGCTTCACTAATCCCACTCAAAGATACATCAGCTCATAGATATTTGATGAGCAGAGGGATCAACGTTTTACCATCTCAGCACGTCAGATACAGTAACACACAACAAAATGGATTTACTTCGCTCTGGTCAATTGCAACAGATGATCGTGGTGCTGGCTGTTATCTGCATAGGACGTTCTTAGAGGGCGAAAAAAAAGCAAACTTTGAAGGGAATAAACGACTTACCAAGTTACAGGAAGATAACTATTTAGATTTTGCTGGCTCTATTGCAATTCGAATGACCCCAGTAGCATCAACGCTGGGGATCGCCGAGGGGATAGAAACGGCGCTTTCTTGTCAGCAAGTCTACGGCTGTAACACATGGTCAACGTTAAATGCCAATTTCATGCGGAGATTTAGAGCGCCAAAAGGCGTTAAACATCTCATCATATTTGCAGACACGGACAGTAATGGCACAGGGCTAGCAGCTGCCTTTGAATGTGGCAATCGAAATATTCTAAGTAATAACGATGTTGAAAAAGTCAGCGTCCGATGGATTGACGGAACTGGCGATTTTAACGACATGCTAGTCAATGGGGCAAAAGTATTTCAACAAGAGCTATGGTGCAAGCAAGTAGCTTAACACGCAAGAGGGTTTTTAGATGAGCATATTATTTCACAAGGATTATGACTATTCAGCATCCAATGAGTGTTTTAAAAACTATGAATTATTACTCGATAAACAGCAGCCACAAGAAGTGAAACTATTCCATTTTGATGGTGCGAAACCTAAAAGCAAAACGCCCAATTTGGATCGAAAACTTGATCGATGCTTCCCAAGGGGAAGGGCGTATCTAAAGGTTTCTAACTCAGAGATTTTCAACAGAATGTAACCAGTTTTAATCGAGGTATTGAGTGATGAAAGGAACAGACTATAAAACTCTGATGTGGGCTTATGTGAATGAGTCTAGAAATCGCAAGAGAAAATATCTTAAGCAATGCAAAGATTATAACCGCAAATTTAACAGTAACTATCGCAGTGAAAAAGTATTGAAAAAGTTGCTACGTCTTGATTTTCAGAGCTTAACGGGAGGCATCTAATGCAGGGAACTAATTGGGTTAAGTGCTCAGATAAATTGCCGGAAGTAGGGAAGAGGGTTCTTATTGCTACTGATTACCCATCTGTTTATGAGGCGGTCAGATATTTCGGCAATAAATTTAATAGATTTGGTCAAGAGGTAACAGCAACCCACTGGATGCCTTTGCCACTCCCACCAATGCCAGAGGGTGAATGATGACTAAAAAACAACGTGAAAATCTACGGATGCTATTCGGTGGTCGATGCGCTTACTGTGGCTGTGAGTTACCAGAAAAAGGTTGGCACGCAGATCACGTAGAGCCTATTTACAGGAAAACCGACATGATTAACGGAAAAATGGTATCGACAGGAGAGTGCTTTAATCCTGAAAAAGACACTGAGGACAACCTTGTTCCAGCATGTGCGCCCTGCAATCTATTTAAATCTGTTTATAGCATTGAAGTGTTTCGAGAAGAAATCAAGAAACAGGCAGATAGGGCTAGAAAATCATCTGTTAATTTCAGAACGGCCGAAAGATTTGGATTGATTGAGCTAGTCGATAAACCGGTTGTTTTCTGGTTTGAACAGTATCAACAGGAGAGCTAACAGTGAGTGAGCCAGTAGAAGTAATGGTTTATTACGTTAACTTCAATACGAATCGCAGATTTTGGATGTTGAAAATAAATGTAGGTTGGATTGAGGAACACTATAAATTCCCAAGCAAACCAACTAAAAGACAAATCCGCAAAAAGAAAAAAGAATGGATCCAAGAAGCTAAATATTGGATAGAGGTATACGCAGAAATGCAAGGAGGTTAACTTGGAAAACTTCTGTCTACACGAATCAACGAAAAAGCTATTTGATAACAACGTAATTGAACTACTTAAATCCCACCCAAAACTCAGCGTCACCATCAAGCCTTACAAACCAAAACGAAGCCTCTCTCAAAACGCATTAAGCCATGTTTGGTACAAAGAAATCAGCGACTACTTAATTAGGTCGGGTCGTGAGTTCTGTACCGAAGCATGGGTGAAAGAAAGTTTAAAGGCCACTTACTTGGGATTTGAGGTAACTGAATACACGGATGTGCTAACGGGCGAAAAAACGCAACGAGAGACACTTAGGCACACTTCAAGGTTAGATAAAGGGGAAATGCATCACTTCTTACAGAGAGTTGAAGCGTGGGCTTCGCAGTTCGGTTTGATACTAACTACTCCAGAAGATAGCGAGTACATGAAATTGAAAAGGGAACAGGATGAATAATTATGGCTAAGAGAAATAACGCATTAGAGAGCATGAAAAAGTGGATGGAATTCATTCCTCAATGTTTGCAACCACAAGGTAAGCAAATTGACAACGAAGAACCCAAAGAGAAACCAGTAGCCAAGAAGCGGAGGGCGAGAAAGTGAGCGAAGAAAGAAACGGAATTTACCTCCGAATCAATGGGGATCAGTATCGGCATATTTGGGTGGTTGGTGATATTCATGGGTGTTTCAATTTATTAAAAAGGAATATGTATCGAATTGATTTTGATAAAGAAAAAGATTTATTGATTTCAGTTGGTGACCTAATCGATAGGGGTGATCAGAATGTCGAATGCCTAGACCTGATTAATGAAAGATGGTTCAGGGCTGTACGTGGAAATCATGAGCAAATGGCTATTGATGTTGTTATGCACAAAGGCAATAGAGATTGCTGGCTAGCGAATGGGGGATTTTGGTTTTTAAGCATTGATCCTGACGAAGCAATTCGAACAGCGACAAATATCTCATACGCAGAAATGTTACCGCTAATTATCGAGGTCAATGCAGGCGGCAAAAAGACAGTCATTGCTCATGCTGATTATCCATCCGATGAATATGAGTTCGGCAAACCAGTAGATGAGCAGTATGTCATTTGGAGTCGTGAGCGTATAGGTGACGAGAATGTGCGTGAGATTAAAGGTGCTGACCTATTTCTATTTGGTCACACACCAATGATTAAAGGTATAGAAAAGCGCGCTAATCAGGAATACATCGATACTGGGGCAGTGTTTGGTTATGGGCTAACTATGAGGCAAATCAAATGAACTGCCAATCATGCAATAGACAGCTAACAGATGAAGAAATTTATGTGTGTGCTCAGTGTGCTGATGAATACGCTCATTTGGAAGTGATGGATAAAATAAAAGGAGAGGGAGATGCCGAGGTATCGAAGCAAGTATAAACACAAACATAAATATCCAAAGAAACCACAAAAGGAGTTTGAACCAATGCTTAATGCCAATTTATTACGCTATGGAAAATTTGTCGCAATATGGTTTGTCACCATGTTAATTCTTGGAGTTATTTTGGGGTGATGTATGGCTAAGGCTAAAAAGCCGAAGCTCAAAACCTGTAAAGTCTGCAACAAAGAATTCACTCCCTACCTATCCACCCAAAAAGTTTGTTCCACATCTTGTGCAATAAAATTTGCCTCAAATGAAATTAAACGGACCGAAGAAAAGGACCGTAGGAAACGCTTATCTGAGGAAAGGAAGTTATTGCGGATCCGAAAGGAAAAGTTAAAGACAAAATCAGACTGGAACAAAGAGGCCCAAGCGGCAGTAAATAAATACATCTTTTGGCGAGACTACGGTCAGCCATGCATCGCTTGCGGTCGGCAATTAAATTATGGAGTAAGAGGTGGGTCCGTAGATGCTAGTCATTACAGGTCAAGGGGTTCGGCAAGTCATTTAAGATTTAATTTACTCAATATTCACGCTGGCTGTGTTCACTGCAATAGGGACCTGTCAGGAAATCTCATCCCGTATCGCATTAATCTCATCAATAAAATCGGCGAAGAGCGAGTAATTCGTTTAGAGCACGATAACACGGTCCGTAAATTCGACATCGAATATCTCAAGCGAATGAAATCCATATTCACTCGTAGGGCCCGTTGGTATGAGAAAAGGCGAAAGGATCAATATTCGGAGGTGGCTTAATGTTTACTGATATCCGCGCAGCCATTGAAGAGGCTAGGTGGCTTAGGCAACAAACAAAGCATCATCATGTCGTCACTCAAAAAAGAAACGGCTTCTTATCGGTTAGGCAGGAGGTCGGCATGTCGAGAGAGGCATTACTCAGAAAGTCATTTAGCACACGCTACGACTGCCATAATTACACAGTATTACCGGAGGCGAGATGAGCTATATCGGAGAAAAGGAATTAACAGATGAACAGTTTCACTGGCTTGATGGATGGTTAAATCTGTGGGGGGCGTGGGTATATTCTGGTAGTATCGATATTCGCATGATCAACATGATTTATAAATTCATGCAAACAGTAGAGCCAAGTAAAAACCCATCAAGACCTATGTGCAATGACGATGAAGGAATGTTGATTTCTCAGGTCGTAGATTCAGTCATCGCCACTGACACACAAGCATATGGAATATTACTGAGTTATTACGCTCATGGTTCATCTAAGCTGTCGATTGCATCTTACTATCACCGAGTTGCAAAACCACGCAAAATGCAAACGAGAGGGGGAAATAAATACGCCAAGCCATCTCACAGGACTTGCAGGAGAGAAGTTGACGAAAAACTCAAAGCTGCTCAGTGGTTATTGTACGAACCTCTGCGAAATGCAATGAATAATCGTAAACGTGTAGCTAAAGTAAAGAAAATAGCTGAACTTTGCTATTGACATTAATGGACAAATGGACAACAATTATAAGGTAAGTTGCTTTACGTGACTCTTAAGTTTACTTACCTCATTCAAGACCTCGCTTCGGCGGGGTTTTTTGTATAAATTCCTCAGTAAATCGCAATTAATCGTGACGGGAAACTATCATTAGCAGAAATGCCGACATTGCGGATGAGTAATAACAGAGGCGTAGCCATAACTGTCTATCCTATCTGTGATAGTCATGCTACGTCCATCTAAATAGTAACAGTGCCCCTCATAACCTCTACGTAGAACGGAGAAATCTGGTTTGCGATACGTTTGGGGCTTTCGATGTGCCCTTGTGGGCTTGAAGACCACGCCACCCGCTCGCAGGCAATAGTTACTACCTGTCTAGCGGCTTGGTGTGGCAACCTAATTTAGGCAAAAGAAAATCCGCAACACCACATTACAGTTGATCTTTTGACTAAATGCACCCTCTTCATTCTGGAGAGCTGTGTGATTAGGGACACCTGATGATGTTTTGGTCGACGGATATCTGGTGCCCCTTTCTATTTTAATTCCCTCGAATTCGGTGGAATAAGTTATTGATATTGTTCCGATGCCGGAATTCCGGTAACGCTAATTCAACCTGTAAGGATTACTTACAAGTTCAACTCACCGGAATTTCCGGATAGTTCACATGTTCGGTTATTCCGAACAACTCATTCAGAAGATCGCTTAGGCGGTCTTTTTTCGTATATGCCGGCCACAGAATCAATCACAACACCTCACGTTCACACAAGAGCTGTGAGTCGGCGTTCTATTAACTAATTCCTCCAAATAAGGGGGTGAGTATGAATCATATGAAAGAAACCCCTGAATTTTGGGATCAAGTATTCCAAGCTATCGACGCTCATAAGGAGCAAGGTATTAGCGCAACGCTAGCAACTAGCATGGCTATTCTACGTGGTAAATACAACGGTGGTGGCTGGAGGAAAACGTTATTTGATGGTGCCATGTGTGCGTTGTTTGCATGGTTTGTAAAAGACCTCTTAACACTACTTGGCCTTAATCATGAATTGGCATATCTGGCCAGTGTATTCATTGGTTATGTCGGTGTAGATGGATTAAGTAAACTCATTAAGGGTAAGGCAGGGCTGAAAAGTGACTAGACCAGCGCGCGGTGAACGCAATAACAACCCAGGCAATCTTCGACACGGAGAACCTTGGCAAGGACTATCAGCACAGCAAACAGATCCGAGCTTCTGCCAATTCGTATCTACAGAGTACGGTATTCGTGCAATTTATGTATTGATGCGAACCTACGAAAAGAAATACGGATTATGTTCTATCCGTGAAATTATTAATCGCTACGCCCCGCCAAAAGAAAATAATACCGAGGGTTACATTCAGCGAGTCGCTAAAGAATTGAATGTAAGCACGGAAGATTGTGTATCAGTCAGCAAAAAAGAAGTTGCTATTGCATTAGCTACGGCGATTGTTGGTGTTGAGTTGGGTTATCAGCCGTACAGTCAGAAAGTCTTTGAAGATGCTTGGTTGTTGTTATGAGTAAGAAGTTGCTAATTGCCTGTGCTGTGATGATGACGCTGTTATTTATCATGACTCGATGGCAGGCAGGAAAAATTGATGAGCTGAATGAGAGTTTAGCCAAGCTAGAGAAAGACAATTCATCTCTAACCAATCAGCTATCTCGCCAGCAAGCAATCACAGAAAACGCCAACCGAACATTCAGGATTATCAACAATGTCTCATCACTTAATAGCGAAGAGCGGAATAGGTCAGCCGTGGATTCTGAAAAAGTTAAAACGGTTATCAAAACTGTTCTTGTCAATAATGATTGCGCCAATACTACTATTCCTAGTGACGCTCTTATCAGGATGCACGACTATTCAGAAAGAATACGTGCCAGTGGAGCACATAGCGATACCGGCACACCTAACCGCTAATTGTCTATTGCCCTATATACCCGAAAAAATGACATGGGGAGAATCGTTAATGTTAAACATCTCCCTGTTATCGGTTATTGAGCAATGTAATTCAGACAAGAAAGCAATACGGGAAATTGAACGACAACGACAGGTGATGGAATAAAAAAGCCCAGCATGGGAGGCTGGGCAATACTAACAAGATATCAATTAAAGTATAGCGATAGCTACTTAGTATAGCTTAAGTAAATATATATATCAGCAATTAGATAAATCGTTTATCCATTAAGGTGAGTGATCATATCTTGACTGCTAGGAACAGACTAGAAGTGACCAAAGTAACGTAGTGATACGTGATGATGGTTGCGTTAACTTCACACAGGAACATCAAATGACAGAAATTACAGCACAGAATAAAATGCGCTTAGAGCTATTACGGTTAGTTGGCAATGATACTGCGGCGGCTCAAGCAGCTATCGAGTTCGTAAAAGATGACGCACTCAAGTTTGAGTTATTCAAAGACGCATATAAGCAGTGCCAGACTGAAAGTGAGTTTGTATCTCGAGCACAGAAAGCGGCACGAGAAGCTCAAGAAGCACTCGACCTATTCACGCAATAGTTAATTACACAGCTCATTTACGAGTGGGCTGGATAATGAGTTATTATAATGAATGAATATAGCAGTTGCATAAAGCCGATATAGCTATAATCTGACATTATCCCATTATAAGATGAGGTCGTTATGTGTAATGGTAAAATAAAATGGATAAGCGTTGAGGATAGGCTGCCAGAAAGTGCAAAAGATACGTGGTCTGAAGAGGTGATAGCACTTAGCGACACTGGGGATGTTTTCAAGCTGACATGTATTGGAACTTACTGGCAAAGAACTCAGGCATTTATAGATTCAGGGTCAAGCAAGGTAACACACTGGATTCCGATGGAATACCCAGAATAAAAGACAGGTCACTTAGGTGGCCTTTTTTATTGTCAATTACAAAGCCGGTTTGATGAATTGGTTTTCTAATTGATTAAAGGGGGATATATGAAATTACATAAAAAAGTAAAAGTCCCCATATACGGACTTAATATTCATATCTGCGCTACTGAGGATGTTGCAGGCAGTATCTATGGTTCGGGCATACATACCCCATCAAATATGGGGCAGGTTGTTCAGATTGAAAATACAAAAACTGGCGAGATGATAATCCTCATTAGCTTTAAAGATGTCGATTGCTTTAATGCCGACACTATATCTCATGAGTCAGTGCATGCCGCATGGAAGGTGTTAGAAATAGTTGGTATTAAAGTAGACTATGAAAATCATGAGGCGTTGGCGTATCTAACTGGTTGGATTAGTAATGAGATAAATAAGTTTTATTACAAAATTAGTGCTAATGATTAGGTGGATATATGGCAGCACCAAAAGGAAATAGATTCTGGGAGGCTAGAAGTAGTCACGGAAGAAAACCCATATTCGAGTCTCCTGATGATTTATGGAACGCTTGTTGCGAATACTTCGAGTGGGTCGAAGAGAATCCACTGTATGAAACTAAGGCGTTTGCATTCCAAGGGGCAGTGACTAAAGAGACATTGCCTAAAATGAGAGCTATGACACTATCAGGTCTTTGCTTGTTCTTGGATATACATGAGGACACATGGCGACTGTATCGAGCCAGAGAAGATTTTATCGAGGTCACTACGCGAGCTGAGAAAGTTATCTACGATCAGAAATTCTCAGGCGCAGCCGCTGACTTGCTGAATGCAAATATTATTGCTCGTGATTTAGGTCTCAAAGACAGACAAGAGGTCGAGGATGTAACTCCAGATAAGGGAGACCGTGACAAGCGACGCTCTCGAATTAAGGAGTTATTCAACCGTGGAAAATCTGGATCAGATACTTGATAACCTGAGCGACGACGAACAATACGAATTGCTTGAGTTATTGGAAGAAGAGGAAGAGTACAGGAAAACGCACCGCTTATTTGAATACTCTCCCTATGACAAGCAAAGAGAATTTATTGAGGCAGGCGGTAATTATTTCGAGCGTTGCTTTATGGCTGGTAACCAATTGGGTAAGTCATATACAGGTGGTGCCGAGGTTGCATTTCACTTAACCGGAAGATATCCAGGCACTAAAGGTTACCCTGAAGATGGTGCTTGGAAAGGAGAGTGGAAAGGTAAGCGGTTTCTTGAGCCTAATGTGTGGTGGGTTGGCGGTGAAACCAACGAAACAGTAACCAAAACAACTCAGCGTATCTTGTGTGGGCGTGTGGAGGAAACTGGTGAGATAGGTTACGGTTCAATTCCAAAAGAGGATGTTATTAGCTGGAAGAAATCACCATTTTACCCAAATCTTGTAGATCACATACTTATCCGACACCGCAATGCTGAAGGCGTGGAAGATGGGATGTCAATCTGCTACTTCAAACCTTACTCGCAAGGGCGCGCTAGATGGCAGGGTGACACAATACATGGCGTGTGGTTCGATGAGGAACCGCCATATTCCATTTACGCTGAAGGGCTCACCCGCACAAACAAATACGGTCAGTTTTCAATTCTAACATTCACCCCTTTAATGGGGATGTCCACGGTAGTAGAGAAATTTCTCAAGAATCCATCTAAAGCCCAGAAAGTAGTCAATATGACTATCTATGATGCTGATCACTACACCGAGGAAGAGAAAGAACGGATTGTTGCTTCATATCCTGAACATGAAAGAGAGGCTCGTGCTCGTGGTATTCCAACAATGGGTAGCGGTCGAATTTACCAAATACCCGAAGAGTCTATTAAGTGCCAGCCTTTCGAATGCCCTGAGCATTTTTACGTTATCGATGGTCAGGATTTCGGCTGGAATCACCCACAGGCTCATATCCAGTTGTGGTGGGATAAAGATGAAGATGTTTTTTATCTTGCTAGAGTGTGGAAAAAGTCGGAAAACACAGCAGTTCAAGCGTGGGGGGCTGTTAAATCATGGGCTAATAAAGTTCCTGTGGCATGGCCTCATGATGGTCATCAGCACGAGAAAGGCGGTGGTGAGCAGCTAAAAACTCAGTATGCGGATGCTGGCTTCTTAATGCTGAAGGAGCACGCTACATTTGCAGAGGGTGGCAACTCAGTAGAGTCCGGTATTAATGAATTACGTGATCTGATGCTTGATAACAGATTTAGAGTATTTAATACCTGTGAGCCATTCTTTGAAGAGTTCAGACTATATCACCGTGACGAAAACGGGAAGATAGTCAAAACAAACGATGATGTGCTTGATGCTGTTCGCTATGCCTACATGATGAGGCGCTTCGCTAAGCAGTTGCGTGATATCAAAAAGCCTAAAGAAAAGAGAATTCCCGCCCCAATTAGACCTATTAGGAGATAGAGATGGTCGATAGAAACGAGCGGCTTGAGAAAATACTTCGCAAATTCGACCTCGATTACTCTGCATCTGAAAATGCCAGAACGGAGGCGAGAAACGATTTATTCTTTAGTCGCGTTAGTCAGTGGGATGACTGGCTGGAAAATTATGTCACATTGCAGTATCGCGGACAATTCGATGTCGTGCGCCCTATGGTTCGTAAGCTCGTTGCTGAGATGCGTAAAAACCCTATTGAGGTTCAGTATCGACCGAAGGATAACGCGCCAGCTGATGCCGCTGATATTCTTATGGGCATGTATCGAACTGACATGCGAAACAATAGCTCAAAGATTGCCGTTAACGTGGCAGTAAGAGAGCAAATCGAATGTGGTTACGGTGCTTGGCGACTCGTTACTGAGTATGAGGACGATAACCCAACCAGTAATAATCAGATTATCCGACGCGTTCCAATGCATGAGTCTTGCACTCACGTTGTCTGGGATTGTAATGCTAAGGCAATGGATAAGTCTGACGCTAAGAATTGCACCATCATTCACGCAATGAATATTAATGGATGGGAAGAATTCGCAGAACAGTACGGGTTAGATCCTAGCATTCAACCATCATTCCAATCACCGAACAATGACTTACTTTTCACTTGGTCGAATGGAAAGACAATTCATGTTGCTGAGTATTACGAAGTTGAGGAAAAGAGGGAGTTAGTATTTGTCTATCGTGATCCGCTAACTAATGACCTTCAAACTTATTCAGCAAAAGAAGCGAAAGAAAAGATTGATGAATTGGCTGATGCTGGTTATGAAAAAGTAGGTGAGCGTAAAGTTAAGAAGCGCAGAGTCTATAAGTCAATCATCACTAGCACTGGTATTTTGAAAGATAGAATGCCGATAGCTGGCGAGCATATTCCAATCGTTCCCGTGTATGGTGAGTGGTCATTCTTTGATGATAACGAACTGTATGAGGGGGTTGTCAGGTTATCTAAAGATGCTCAACGTCTGCGTAACTTTATCTTATCCAAGTCTGCCGACACTGCCGCAAAATCACCTAAGAAGAAGCCATTCTTTTACCCTGAGCAAATAGCAGGGTATGAACACATGTTTAGCGGTGAGGACGATTACCCTTACTATCTACTCAACCGTACTGATGAGAACAATGCTGACCTGCCTCCTTCGCCCGTTGCTTATATGGAGAATGCCGAGGTTTCACAGGCTGATGCATTACTGCTAGAAGTGGCAACGGAAGCGGCTAAATCAACCTCTCGTGTCGGTGTCGATACTGAGGCGGCCAATGGTCAGGTGGCGTTTGATACTGTCAATCAGCTTAATAGCCGCATCGACCTAGAAACGTATGTATTTCAGGATAACTTAGCTATCGCAATGCGCCGTGATGGTGAAATTTACGCATCAATCGCAGCTGAGATATACGACACCAATAGAACAGTAACAACAACTGCCGAGGATGGAGGTGAGAGTCAGGTTGAGCTAATGCAGGAAGAGTTAGACTTCCGTAAAGGTGAGATGATTGTTCGCAATGATATCCGAGGTAAGTACGAAACATTTACTGATGTAGGCCCATCTTTCCAATCACAAAAAGATGCTGCTAGAGCTGAGATAGGCGAGCTTATCACCAAGGTTCCAGTAGAGCATCCAATGTGGAATGTCATGATGCTGACATATGCAAATATGATGGAAGGTAAAGGGGTCGAATACATCAGAGATTACGCCAACAAGGAATTGATTGTTAATGGATTGAAGAAACCAGAGACCGAGGAAGAACAACAATGGTTGATGGAAGCTCAACAGGCAGCGCAAAACAATCAAGATCCAATGATGGTAGCAGCACAAGCCGAGCAGAAGAAAGCAGAAGCCGAACTGGTTAACGCACAGAATCGCATGGCTGAAACACAAATCAAAGCATTTACCGCTCAGAATAATGCGCTTGAATCACAGGCCAACACTACATTTACCTTAGCTAAGGCTGAGGACTTGAAGCAAGGTGCAGTGATGCAAGCAATTAAACTTCTGAACGAGGTTGCACAACAGCAACAACAAAACATTCCTACCGACAATAACGTCGAGAATAATCCTCAATCCATGTAAGAGAGTTAAATATCATGAGTACAACCACCGAAATTCAGAATAACTCTGAAGAATTAAACCTGTCCGACGATCAGGCGGCGGCATCCGTAGAAAGTCAGTCTGCTGAAAATGCCAACTCAGCAGCAGGACAGGAGGAAGGCTTCGAGATTGTCCTGAAAGACGATGAGAAACCACAGGAAGGAAAACCAAGCAATAATGCTATCCAAGCAGCGAAACGCATCGCTCGTAAACGTCAGCGAGAAATTGAGCAACAGATAGCAGCAATTGAAAATGGTGAACTTCCTGAAAACTTGCGGGTAAATCCTGAGCTACCAGAAATGCCTAAACTGGATGATTTTTTATCTGATGAGGCACTTAGTAAATATGACTATGACACTCATAAGGCTAACGCTGCGTTTCAGGCTGAGTTGCTGAAATGGCAAAACAAGGCTTTAGATGCAAGAAGTAAAGCTGTGGCGGATCAGGGTCGTAAAACTCAGGAATACACACAGCAAGGTCAACAAATCGCTAATGCAATCAAGGCTCATTATGATGCGGCTGAGAAGTTAAACTTGCCTGACTATCAGGAAAAGGAAGATTCAGCGTTGCAAGTATTACCTCAAGGTGTTTATGAGGGTATCGCGCAGAACTTTCCCGAAAAATCAGCCGCTATCATTTACTACCTAGGTGCAAACCCTGAAAAAGCACAAGATCTATTTAGCAAAAATCCAGTTCAAGTCACTATCGAACTCACTCGATTAGCTGATCGTTTAACTCTCAAGCCTCGCGGTACACAACGTTCATCTGCTCCACCTGCTGACGAACCTATTAGCGGTGATGTTACAGCTGCAAATGTTGCGGCATTACAAAAGCAAATGGATGCAGCAGCAATTAAAGGTGATGTTCAAAAGTACCGCGCAATCAAGGCTAAATTACAAGGAATAAAATAATGGCTTTAAATGAAGGTCAAATTATCACCTATATGGTGGATGAAGTAGTAAATACTATCGAAAATAACTGTCCAATGGCTCAGCGTGTAGGTAAATACACACCTCCAGCCGGTGATATGCAACGCTCACAAAACACTATCTGGATGCCAGTAGAGCAAGAAGCACCGACTCAGTCTGGTTGGGATTTAACAGATAAAGCGACAGGCATCTTGGAGCTCTCTGTCAAATGTAACATGGGAGTTCCAGATAATGACTTCTTTGGTTTGCGTGCCGATGATGTGCGAGATGAGACATCTATACGTCGTCGTATCCGCGCATCAGGCCTTAAGCTGGCAAATAACGTCGAAACATCCATTGCTAAACAGGCGGCTGAAACGGCATCTTTAATTGTTACTGACGCTGAATATGTTTCCGCTGAAAATAAGGCTTGGGATATGATGTCTGACGCAGAAGCTCTTATTTTTTCTCGCGAGCTAAATCGCAGTCAGGGATTAAGTTACTTCTTTAATGCGGAAGACTACAAAAAAGCTGGCCTTTCTCTTGTTGGTAAGGATATGTATGGACGCATTCCTGAGGAAGCATACAAATCAGGAACTATCCAAAAGCAAGTTGCTGGATTTGATGATGTTCTTCGCTCACCTAAACTACCTACATTATTAGCATCAACTGCCACAGGTGTTACGGTAGATGGTGCTCAGAAATTCAAGCCTGAAGCATGGAAAGAAGATGTTGATGGTAACCGTGAGAACGTTGATAACCGCACAGCAGTAGTTAAAGTTAGCGACGGATCGGCATTTAAACGTGGTGATAAGATCAGCTTTACTGGTGTTAAGTTCATCTCGCAAATGGCAAAAGACTTACTGACTCAGGATGCAACATTTGCTGTTGTTGGCGTTGAAGGTAACAACATTACCATTATGCCTAAGCCGATTGCGCTTGATGATGCAGATTTAAAGCCAGAACAACGCGCATATGCCAACGTGAATACATCTCTTGCGAATGGCGCGGCAATTAATGTTCTTAACGTGAAAACGTCTAAGACAAACATCTTCTGGGCTGATGATTCAATCACTCTGCTATCCCAACCTATCCCACTTAACCATGCGCTGTTTAGTGGTATGAAGACAGAGGCATTTAACATTCCTTCTGTTGGTTTAAATGGTGTTGTTGCATATCAGGGCGATATCTCAACACTGGAAGGTAAATGTCGTATTGCGGTTTGGTATTCTGCATGCACCAAACGACCTGAAGCAGTTGGTGTTGGGCTGACAGGTCAAAAATAAACCCTCGTTGTTATTCGGGAGCTTCGGCTCCCTTTATTTTTTGGAGATGACAATGAAAACGATGCTTTATAAAGCTAATGGTGATGTGAAAGTTTGGGGTATGAACCTTCAAATTATTACAGTTCCAGATGATGAGGTGGAAAACTATCTCAGTGATGGTTGGCATAAAAACCCAAATGATACACAGGAGCTACCGGAACCAGAAAAGAAACCCGCTACCAAGAAAAAGGTGGTGAAAGATGCAGATCACAACGAAGGGTGAGTTAGTTGTAGCGGCGTTACGTAAATTAGGCATTGCTTCCGATGCTACATTAACCGATATCGAGCCTCAGTCATTAGAAGATGGCGTGGTTGATTTAGAATCAATGATGTACGAATGGTTTGAAGATGGTGCAGGAATTCATACTGGCTATAAGTTCGCTGATGAAGACACTCCTATCGATCAAGGTGATGAACACGGGTTAAACAAACAAGCCATTAACGCAGTTATCTACAACTTAGCTACTCGCATTGCACCTGATTACCAAATTGCCCCGCTTGATAAGGTCATTACAACTGCTAGATATGGCAAAGAAAGACTCATGCGAAGCTGTGCTTTAAAGAGAGCCAAAAATGCCAGATCTCATCATCCAGATGGTTTCCCTATTGGCTCAGGTAATCGATTATTAACGATGACTGGTCAGCGATACTTCCACAGGAGAAAACCAAATGCCAAGGATCCAGATACCTCTTGCTAGAGGTTTGCGAAAAGACCCGCACACAGCAGATTACATTGACGGCCTTCCGGTTAATATGTTGGCCACACCGAAAGAAGTATTGAATGCGTCCGGTTATTTGCGTTCGTTTCCTGCACTAGAAAAACGTCATAGTGTTGATGGTGTATCTCGTGGTGTTCAGTACAACACGAAAAACAACATGGTCTATCGCGTGTGTGGAAATAAGCTTTATCGTGGAAAGAATGCCATTGCTGACATTCAAGGTAAAGACAGGGTGACTATGGCTCACTCTGGTTACAGTCAAGCGGTGGCGTCAGGAGGTAAATTAAAACTCTATCGCTATGACGGTGAAGTTAAGGAATTAACTAACTGGCCTGAAGAAAAAGTAATTAATGAAGGTTATAAACGTGACGTTAAAAAATGGACTCACAAAGACGGCAATGATGATTTTGTGCCACTCACAAAGGGTGATCTGGATGGGTTCTTAACGTTAAAAATCACGCCTAAAACTTCTGATGGTAAAACCGGTAATGAGATGCTTATCACTGAGCAAATGGTAGGCGTTAAATTATCTCAGCAGGAAGAAGATGATAAGCCTTATCTTACTGATGTTCTGGTAGAAGGTGTTAAGCGCGCAGGTGGTAAAATTACAGTCACGTATAAAATGAACCTTGCCAAATCTAGCGAGCAAACAGCCAAAGACGTTACTGAATTTATAATGACGCAAGAGGTGCTAGAGGTAGTTGAGAGATACCCTCAATACGAATTAGGTGATGTTGTTGATGTTGCTCGTAACCGAGGGTGTTATATTTGGTTACAGAAAGGAGGTGAAAGGTTCGGAGTTACTGACTTAGAAGATGAGTCTAAACCTGATCGCTATCGTCCATTTTACACAGCTGAATCACAGCCTGACGGCATCATTGCTATCGATTCTTGGCGTGACATGGTGCTTTGTTTTGGTTCGTCAACCATCGAATACTTCACCATTACCGGTTCAACGAGTGCGTCACAAGTAATATATGCGCCACAACCATCTTATTTTGTTCAGATGGGTATTGCTGGTCGTGATGCTAAGTGTAAGTTTGGAGAATCATTCGCATTCATCAGTAACCCTGCAAACGGCGCGCCTTCTATTTATATTCTTGGTGCTGGAACGGCTAGCCAAATTTCCACAGCAAGTATTGATAAGATCATTCGTAGCTATACGTCAGACGAGTTATCACATGCGGTTCTTGAATCTATTCGATTTGATGGTCATGAGTTACTCATTGTTCACTTACAGCGTCACACGCTTTGCTTTGATGCAGCAGGAAGCCAGCAATATCCGCAGTGGTGCATTCTAAAGTCTGGACTGTATGACGAAACCTATCGTGCAATTGATTTTATGTACGAAGGTAATCAGATCACTGTTGCGGATAAGAATGAGGGAGTTATTGGTAATCTTGCTTTCAATAAATCATCTCAGTATGACAAGCAAGTAGAGCATATTTTATACACACCTATGGCTAAAGCCGATAACGCAAGAGTGTTTGATTTAGAGCTTGAAGCATCAACGGGTGTTGCTCAGATTGCTGATCGTTTATTTTTGTCGGCAACGGCTGATGGCATTAACTTTGGTCGAGAGCAAATGATTGAACAGAACTCACCATTCCAATATGACCGACGTGTTTTGTGGCGCCGAGTAGGAAGAGTGAGAAAGAACATAGGGTTTAAAGTTCGAGTTATCACTAAGTCGCCTGTAACGCTGAGTGATCTGTCTATGAGGGTTGAATAATGGCAAATGAAAACCTTTCTAACCCCATAGAAATTCAAGCCTCTTATATTGTTCCAAATATCCTACCTGATAACTTTAGCGAAACCTATCGACGCATAGTGTTAAGTGGTGCTGATGATATGGCAAAGGTAGCTGGTCGTGCAAATGAGGCTGGCGCTGAGGCTTTTGATGCTCAAAAGAGGAATGATGAGCAAGATGTTGTTCTTGAAGATCATGAGGAAAGACTTGGTGAAGCCGAACAAACAATTGTTGAGCATGGTATTCAGCTAGCAAATCATGAAGAGAGAATCACAAAAACGGAAGAGGATTTATCTAAGTTAGAGGTAAGGGTTCTTAACGTTGAGCAAGACGTTGATGGTCTGAAAATAAAGATACAAGACCTCGATGGACAAATATCTGAAATTAAAGTTGATTACGTTTCTCTCAGTAAAACAGAAAAACAGAAGCTCTTGTCTCCTATCGATGTTTCAACATCCTACTCAGTAAACGGAACTAAAGTTGTTGGTTCTCGAGTTACCGGCTTTACAGCAGCAACAGGTACGGCATTTAAGGGCTCGTTTAATGCCAACCAATCCTACTCATTCAGCGCCGATTACACACAGTCAGAAATACAAACTTTGGCTAATGGCTTAGTAGAGGCGAGGCAACGAATCAAGGCGCTAGAAGATGCACTTCGCTCACACGGATTAATAGACTAATGGAAATTAAAATTATTGATAACCCCATTCGGCTATCTGAGTTTTTAAATGATAAGTCGAATACGGGTAATATCGTTGATAGCAATGATCAGTATTTCATTAAACCTGATGTGCTTTACTTAGGTATTTATGAAGGAGTTCTATTGGTTGGTGTTTTCGAGGTGCGTAACTTCTGGCATACGGTCGTTGAGTGCCACGCCATCTTTGATGCTGGATTCCGTGGTAAATACGCCTTTGATGCACACAAATTATTCTGCAAATGGTTGCTGGAAAATAGTCAATTCACTAACTCAGTAACTATGGTTCCTGATACCACAAAATATGGTCGCGTTATTGTGAAAATGCTTGGTGCTATACGCGTCGGTCATTTAGATGATGCGTATATCAGTAACGGCAAGCCTGTTGGTATAACGATGTATCAATTAAAACGCTCTCAATATGAGGATTTATTGCAATGTCAATAATCAGATGGATTGAAAATAAAACACTACCAATGAGTGGATATATGAAAGGGGGCGGTGATGGTGGTGCGGGCGCTCAAGCTGATGCGACTCGTGAAGCCACAGCGTTACAGCGTGAAATATGGCAGACAACCATGAATAACTTGGCGCCTTTTACACCTATGGCGCAACAGTACGTTGGACAAATGCAAAATCTGTCAACATTAGAGGGGCAAGGTAACGCACTAAACCAATACTACAATTCTCAACAGTTTAATGATTTAGCAAACCAAGCCAGATACCAGCAGTTAGCAGGTGCGGAAGCTATGGGTGGACTTGGTTCCACTGCGACAAGTAATCAGCTTGCTTCTATCGCGCCAATGTTAGGACAAAGCTGGCTTTCTGACCAAATGAACAACTATCAGAATCTGGCGAATATAGGTCTAGGAGCATTACAAGGTCAGGCCAACGCAGGCCAATCCTACGCGAACAACACAGGCCAGCTACTACAGCAGCAAGCGGCTCTCTCGGCGGCCAATGCTAACAGACCATCAAAGCTTGGAGGTGCACTCCAAGGAGCGGCAGCGGGTGCGGCGGCAGGTACGGCAATTATGCCGGGATGGGGGACAGCTATCGGGGCGGGCGTTGGTGCCCTTGGTTCACTATTTTAAGGAGCTGATATGGCGACATGGAACCAGCAGGGATCAGGGGGATTTCTTGGCGGTATTGGTTTAAATAATACTAACGCCCCTAAAGCAAGTGACGCAAACGCAACTCTTGCTATGATCCGAGAAAATAATGACCTACAACGGTCTGGAGCTAATAATATCGGGTTGCAGTTAGCTCAAGGGCTTGGTGGGCTTGGTGAAATGTACAAGCAACAGCAAGCTCAGGAGAGAGATAAGGAATTCCAATCTTTGTGGGGTAAGGCGTATGCATCTGGAGATAGAGACGCCATGAGGCAGTTAATGGCTACATATCCAGATCAGGCTGAGAAAATAACCTCAGGTATGCAGAGAATATCAGAGGACGTCAGGGAATCTTTAGGAAACATAGCGTCTGGCTACCGGATGGCTATTAATAGTGGTAATGCCACTGATTATATCCGTAAAAACGCTGATGAGTTAAGACGATTAGGTATTGACCCTCAGCAGGCTCTGGCTATGGCAAATGAAAACCCCAAAGGGGCTATAGAGTTAGCTGACCATATCGGCATGTCTGCATTAGGCCCTGATAAGTATTTTGATATTCAGGATAAAATCGAAGGTCGTTCTATTGATAGAGATAAACTTTCCGAGACAGTGCGTAGTAATCAAGCCAGTGAAGCGTTGACGCGAGAAGGTCATCAAATACAAATTAGAGGGCAAAACATATCAAGAGCTAATGCCTTAACCTCTGCTTACGCACCAACATCCGCAATGCAAAATTATTCTCAATATGCACAAATGTTAAAAACCGATCCAGAAGGCGCCAAAGAATTTGCTCAAGCTGCTGGAATTAAACCATCAGAAAGAAAATTATTTAAGGTTGAGGAAGCGCCTGATGGCGGAATAATTAAATATTATTCAAATGGTGATGAGGAAAGGGGTTCAATAAATCAACCAGTTAAAATGGATGGAATGGGTCAGCCAATATCAATAAATCAAGCTAATAGAATAATGGAAAAATCGACTGGTGAGCAAAGAAAGGCTGCAGGTTTTGCTTTTAGAGTTAGAAATGGTATCGATACAGCGAATGCGCTTGTTGAGTCTGGCAAGGTTTCCCCACAAAGAGCTGCTGCAATAAATTCAGCTTTAAGGGATGGAACATTTGCCAGAATGGCGTTATCTGGTGATGAGCAGTCGTATATAGCATCAATGCAGGATGCAGTTCTGGCAATTCTTCGTAAGGAGTCAGGCGCCGCCATCCCTGATTTTGAAATGGAGCGTTACTTTAGAACATACACGCCACAATTAGGTGATGAAAAGGCTGCTGTAAAAACAAAATCCAGACTTCTTGAAAACCAATTCAAAGCGATTAGAGCTGAATCAGGAAAAGCATTTGATGCCATGATGGTTATTAATTCTGGATATGGAACACCACCTAACCAGCAGACGAGTAACACTAACGAGCAACAGCAACCTCCAAAAACAACTGTTGAAAATCAGCGGGGAGGTCAGTCAGGCTCAATCTTCGAAGGAACTACCGCAACCAACCCAAAAACAGGGCAAAAAATAATTTTTAGAGGTGGTCAATGGCAACCGATTTAGGATTACCTGATGGATTCGTTTTGGATGAGCCTGTAAATAATAGCTTGCCAGATGGTTTTGTTTTAGATGAACAACAAGAACAAGGCCCTCAACCAGCACAGCCAGAAAACAGCTATATCGCCGGCATGAAGCAAACCAACCAGAATCTTTCGCAAGGGTTACAGCAATCGTCTGATGACGCCAAAAGTTTCCGTGAAAACGTAATAGATGCCTTCACTGGTGAAAGCAAGATGACTCCTGAAGTCCAAGGGCTAGAAGGGATCATGTCTTCGCCAGAAATGAATGCATTCAATACTGACGCAATGAAAGCGGCTTGGGTACAAATGTTCGGCAACGACAACGACTTTGTAAAAGTGATCGGGAATATGGGAGGTAAGGTATCTCAAGATGAAAAGGGGAACCTGTTAGTTGACTTACCATCTGGCCGATATGCATTAAATAAGCCTGGCCTATCAGCTGAAGACATCATGCCGTTTATCGCGAACGCGGCCGCATTCACTCCAGCAGGGAGAGCATCAACTGTACTAGGTGCCACTGCGAAATCAGCAGGAACAGACTTGGCACTACAATCATCAGTAAACATGGCTGGCGGTGGTGATATTAACCCGCTACAAACAGCATTATCAGCAGGACTTGGAGGTGGGTTTAAAGCGGCAGAGAAGCTTGTTAATAGTGGTTATCGGGTAGCAACCGGAAAACCAACGCAAGAGGCATCTGAGCTGTCAGAATTCGCTAAGCAGAATAATGTTCCTTTGTACACAACTGACGTTGTACCTCCGCAATCAAAAACAGGTAGGCTGGCTCAAGGAGCTGCTGAAAATATTCCTTTTGCTGGTACTGCAGGTTTGCGATCAAATCAACAAGAGGCTAGGAGTAAACTTGTTCGTGATTTTGCAGACAGGTTTGGAGAGTACGATCCTAGCCAAGTTGTTGAGAGTTTAAAGCGAAAAACTTCAACAATAAAACAGGCGGCTGGTGAAAGGTTAGAGTCAATACAGAATGCGTTATCTGGTGTGCCTATCACACCTAACCGAGCAATAAATCAGATTGATAGCGAAATAGCAAAACTGTCTAAACTAGGTGAGGTTGCTGATACACAGACCATCTCAAAATTGCAGTCTTACAGGAATGAGCTTGCATCTGGTAACGTTGATATTTCTCAACTAAGAGACTTAAGAACCCAATTTAGACAAGACGTTAAGGGTGAAAGAATGGCTATGCCTAATCGCTCTGACGCTGCGATAAATAGAGTTTATAAAGCCATGTCTGATGACGCTAGTGATGCAATATCATCAAACTTAGGCGCTGATGCTTTACGCAAATATAACCAAGCCAATGCTATCTATGCAGACGAAGCAAATAAGATATTAAATACTAGATTGAAGAACATCTTAACCAAAGGTGATTTAACGCCAGAAGTGGTTAACAATATTTTATTTAGCAAAAACAAATCTGAAATTAGGAGTTTATATAACTCAGTTGACACTCGTGGTCGCGCTCAAATGAGAAATGCCATTATTGGTAAGGCGATTGAGAAAGCCGGTGACTCTCCAGATCAGTTCTTGAGGCAACTAAATATTATGTCAAACCAAACAGGGATAGCATTTAGAGGTCAAGATGCTATTTATATAAATGGCTTGAAGAAGTATTTAGAAGCGACCAAACAAGCCGCAAAAGCTGGCGTCACAACGCCGACTGGTCAGCAAGCAATTCCGTTCATACTTGGCCTAGGCGCAGCCATAAAACCATCAACCGCAATTGGTGCTGGAACTTATGGTGCACTAGCTCGCATTTATGAAAGTAAACCAGTTAGAGAAGCAGTGATGAGATTAGCAGGAACGCCAGCGGGAACAAGAAAGTTTGAAAAAGCTGTCTCTACAATCTCACAAAGTTTAAGTGCTGGAACGCAAGCCGAAGTCAGGAACTGATTAATTGGGCTATGGACAGCCAACAAAATAACAACACCGCTTAGTTGCGGTTTTTTTATGTCCAAAATACACCAGATTAACACTGGTGCGACCACTTACGCTTGGAGAAAGCAATGTCAGATATTATCCCTAATGTCGTCGTGTCAATGCCGTCACAATTATTCACTCTCGCAAGGAAATTCCAAGCGGCGAGTAATGGTAAGATTTTCATTGGAAAAATTGATACCGATCCAACATTACCAGAAAACCAAATTCAGGTTTATTTAGAGAATGAAGATGGCTCTCATATCCCCGTACCCCAGCCTTTAATTATCAATCAAGCTGGTTTTCCTGTTTATAACGGTCAGATTGCTAAGTTTGTGACTGTGGAAGGTCATAGCATGGCTGTTTATGATAGTTATGGAGCGCAGCAACATTATTATCCTAATGTGTTGAAGTATGATCCAGACAGATTACGACAAGAAATTGAGCAACCTAATAGCGCTAGTATTATTAACTTTAGTCAAGCACCTTATATAAACAGAAATGTTGGTGATATTTTAAGTGATATACCAACAAATAAATATTTTGGTGCAAAGTGTGATGGTATTACTGATGATACAAAAGCCAATCAGGAGGCACTAGATTGGTCTGCATCTACTGGAAGAAAGATTATTTTTGTTGGTAATTCATGTATTAGTAAGCGATTAAAAATAAAAAGCGGAACAAGGATGCTTAATTTAGGAGTTATTGTTCCTAATAATTTTCAAGATACAGTTGTTATTGAGGTTGACGATGGTGCTTGGAGGGATCCTTACAATGATGGAATTACAGCAATAAAAACAGGAAATAGAGTAATTGTCGAAAATTTATGTATCAACCCATACGACGACGTTATTGATGCTCTAGGGATATATGGAACTGATAGTGTTGGGGTAGTATTTACTAATACTCGTATTTTTAAAATGCGACGAGGAGGAGTTAATATAGAGAAAGGGTATGAGTGGGTTTTTGATAACACCGCTATAATCGCACCAAAGGATCAACTTCAAACTCATGATTATGCTGGATTAACTCAGAATACCTCTGACAGCATGTTTAAAAATTTAATAGTAACTGGATATACATATGGAGTTGACATCCAAGGAGATGCAAACGATCTAATAAATATTCATGTATGGGGCTTAGCTGGAGAAAGAACCACCAGGACGATGCTAATCGGATTAAAATTATCAGGTTCTTTTAACAGCATTACTCAATTTTATAGTGATTCACCTTATAAGAAAATTTATTCTGATCCCGCCTCTCCTGACAATGGAGGGATTGCGTTTTTGATCAATGGTTCTAATAACGTATTAAATTCACCTAGAATTAGTTTTGGTGATTCGTGGTATCAAAAGTACGGGAAGGCCTTCTGGGTTAAGGGTACTGAGAATACAATAAACAATCCTTTAGTAACATCGTTTCACGGAATAGAGGATAATGGATTATATACCTTTGAGGGGATAGCCACTCCATTTAATACATATGTCTATGGTGGCAATTCTCAGGGTATATATACAGCACCCATGTCAGATGGCTTCAAACCAACAATTAACACTGATGCTATATATTACTCACAGATATATAGGCATACCATTTCTCAAAATTTCGTCGTTGGTATGGTTAGCATTGAATGTTCAATAATAGAAAATTCCAGCAATTTAGCTCTTGCTATTGTTTTACCTCCTTATCTATCAAAAGTTAGTGGTTCGGCTTTAGGTGTATTAATGCCACAAATTAAACAGAATTTGAGAGATGATGCTAATCTGTTAGGAATATATGGTTATATAAATAATGGACGAATTTTTTCAGGAGAGTATTTAGAAAAGGAGGAAGTGTAGATATTTTAATTTCCGATCTAATTAAAGATAGAGTGTCCTTTGATTTTACTTTTTCCGGGGTGATAGTTTAGATTCACAAAGAGAAAGAAAGGTGAATTAACCCACCTTTCTTTATTATTACTAGATAAATCTACGCTCCACATACTTATACATAATGATAGATAAAATTATTGTAATAACTAAAGATGATAAAGATATAATTAACAGATATCTAAATGGAAAGTCATCTCTTGAGCTAACGAATACCAGTATATTAGATACACTAAACATTATAGGTTGGTGTAAAATATAGATTCCATAGCTGATGGTGCCTAGGGTGGTCAACGTGCTCGTTTTTAAGTATGGTGGGTTTGATAGGAGACAAACTAAAAAGAATGATCCTACATAAAATATTCTCAAAAACCCATATTGATATTCATCACTAATAATTGAAAAAACCATGAGTAACACTGAAAAAAGAACAAGCAGTAATCGCAAAGGATTTTCTTTAACTGGCTTGATATAAGAACCTAAAAAACCGATTACAAAATAAATCCATAAAGTATGATTTTCAAGATATTGAGAAAATGAATACAAAAGAGCAAACAAAATTAACAGGATTAGTAGTTTTTTATTCCTGAATATAACCGCAATAAATGGAATGGTTGCATAAAACTTCCACTCATAAGGCAACGTCCATGTAACTACATTTAACGATGTGATAACTTCATTACCAATTCTTATTCCAGAGCCAAAAAAACCAAAGCCATATATCTGTTGAATCAATAATGAAAAATCAGAAAAGCTATTAATTAAATAATTGTATTTTATGGTAAATAAAATCAGCACCAGTGTGGATACTAAGATATATGCAGGAGCTAATCTTTTAATACGTTTTTCAAAAAAAATCAGATCAAATTTTCCGTTTTTTATTTTAGACGAAAATAAGAACCCTGTGATACAGAAAAAAAGCTCGACACCAAAGCTACCAAAATTACCAAAATAATTAAATATACTATAATTTATTGATTCAGAAGATATACTATTATTTGTCATCACCCATGCAGAATGATTAACAAAGACAAATATACACGCAAGCCCCCTTAATCCTTCTATAGTTAAGTTTAAGTTTTTGCTTTGATAAACATATCCTCTCGTTAATTTTGATGTAATAATAAACGAAAAAATAATAATTAAAGCAAATACAACAGACATATAATGTATTGAGTACATAGTATTTTATCTATAATAAAAATTGATGGGTGAGTTTAGCACTAATGTAAATTTAGATCAGTAGTGGATATGCATACAACCATTTTGGTTTTTGGAGAGTATAGCAGGGTGGGAGAATTTTGGAGTGTGTCTTTTTTGTGTCGTACACAACGACACATCAACTACATTGTGAGGTGATTAACGACACATAACGACACAAAACTAAATGCGAACAAGGATAAATCTAGTTATTTCATGGTGTTAAATGATGCTCTACGTTCTTCTAAGCCGTAGGTCACAGGTTCGAATCCTGTAGGGCGTACCATTTAAAATCAAACACTTACACTCATTTTAAATTCTCTACTTTTCTTAAGTGGGACGTAATTGGGACGCAAGAGCCAAAAATACTGTCTATTTGCTTTGCATGTTCAGTTAAATAATTAGGCGCTAGGTGAGCATACCTTCTAACCATATCAACTGATTCCCATCCACCCATTTCTTGTAATACTGAAAGCGGAACTCCGGACTGAATTAACCAGCTCGCCCATGTGTGGCGCAGATCATGAAAACGGAAGTTTTCTATTCCTGCTCTTTTTAACGCTGCTCTCCATGCTGTGTTAGAATCAACTCGCATTTTTCTAACGCTTGGCGTTAATGTTCCGTCTGGTCTCTTCTTTGATTCAGTATGAACAAATACCCATTTGTGATGGTTTCCTATTTGCTCCTTAAGATCCTGACACGCAGTGTCATTTAAAGCTACGCTGATGATAATGCATCTCTTGTTATAAATGGCAATAATTTTGACTGTAAACACTTAAAACCCTGCAAAGGGCTGGTTAAGTTTGATAATAATGAATTACAAGAGTTAATAATATATTCTAAAAAATATAGCGAATTAGCGCTCATTGATAATGATAAAAATTATTGTTAATAAAATTAAAAATTCTAAGCTTGTTTTTATTGAACTCCCCATTGAAGGCAAGGGAACACCGCAGTTTAAATTCAAAACAGCCGACTTAAAATGGGAAGTAGAGCAATAGCAATACCTCATCATTTCATCATTGGCTGAATTTTATTATTTGATGAGTTCAGCCTCTTACTTATCTGTATTATTAAACTAATATCCTATCGTGATAGCTTTCTATTGATAAAATAGTCATATTATTTCGGATTCAAAATTACGAGATACCATGAGATTACAATCAAGACACTAGACAAATTCTATGCCTGTTATTGGGCATAAAACTATTGCGGCAATTAGAAGGCTAAATATCAATGGTCACGGTCTGAAATGGGAGACTAGTGTAGGGAAGTTAGTCATCGGCAAAGGCAGCGATAGGTATATTGTAATTATTGGTAGTAAAAAGCTCTTCTTATCACTCGATAGTACTCAGGCTGGTTATGGGATTCGGTATTGGCATTTATGCCCTCATTGTTCTAAGAGAAGGGCTGAGCTTTACCTTGGAGGTGAGGACTTAGCTTGCAGAGAATGTTGGAAGCTTCATTATGCTAGCCAGAGCGAAAGCAGCATTGACCGATTAAGACGCAAGGTGCGAGTAGGTCGTTTTTTTGCTATTTGGGGTTATAGCCCTAATGTTAGTAACCTAACCAAGCATGTATATTCTTTCGGTAAACCCAAAGGCATGAGATGGGAGAAATTCAGGGAGAAAGTAGCGGAACAGGCAAGATTAGAGGATTATTACAGGCAGGCGTTTATACCACTTGTCGATAAACTAACGACAAATATTAAGATAACTAGTGCTTAATATATTTAAAAGGGCAGAAATCTGCCTTTAACTTAGATACTTTCGTGAACAGTACACGCGTAAGTGAAATGACTTTTTACACATGTTAAAAATGATGATTTATACATCCCACAGAAAATAGTTTTCGGACACGTTAGAAAGACTGTAAATAGAGGCTGATAGAGACAAATATAAATATTAAATCCTAACAAATCCTAACGTTTTTCTAATGCCTAGATCCTAAGTTTTCCTAAGGTTTTATCGGTACTAAATCTTTGGATATCTTCGGTAAATGCTAACATTTGATAATGTTTCAGATGATAAGGGGTGATAAGGTAAATTGCGCATTCAATGCTAAGATTTGCTAAGGTTTTACTATCCACTTAGTATTATGATTAGATAGCTGATAACTTCAGTATATGTTGGGAGTATCTGTAATGATAAAACTAATTTGAGAATAGAAATGCTAATAAATAAATTAAAAAATAAAAATGAATCACCAGAAGACATTATAGAGAATTTGATATATGCCTATCAAAACTCAAGAGAAACATATGTTGAAAACAAGAGAGTGTTTCGTGGGCGTAGTCATTCTGTCTCGGGTATTTTTGAAGATCTATTTGCTGATTATTTATCAAAAAATTTACCTGATAGTAATCAATATTTCGTAGACCAGCAATTGTTTTCATCAGCAGCAAATATACGATTTTTCCCAGACATATTGATTGTGAATGATAAAATAAGTGGCGATATCATAGACTTAAAGCTTGATTTTGGATGGTCTAGAAATGATGTTTTTGCATTTTGTGATATGTGGAATAAAAAAATAGATAAATTAAAAGGAACGAGTTTCACTTTCAATGATGGGATAACTAAAGAAAAAAAGAATGGTTTTTTTTCTGATAATTTAAAATATCATGTAGTAGTTTCGACAAAATTAAATAATGGAAGTAATTTTATTGAAATAAAAGATAAAGTGACAAAAAATTTGGAGCATGTTGAGTTATATATACTCACTGACAAGGTACATCCGAATGATTACAATAGCACTGCCGAAGAACGGGTAAAAAATATACATATATGCATGAGTGAATTTTCAAGGTTAATGAATAATTTATCATAATAATATAATTCTTTTAGTTCTTAACGGACAAAAATATAGTTTAAATTGTCCGTTATTATAGATAGCAAAATTCGGTGATAACAAATTTTATACGTTAAAATCAATAGTTGCTTTAGTCCTGCAAATAATTCAATTTATTTACTATATTCTTGTGACGCCTCCATGCAGAATAGATATCTTTATCCCACGCTTTACCTGCCTTAGTTTGATAGCCTGCCTCATTAATCCGTTTTGCAATAATGCGCCCATTGGCTACACCCTCAGACAGTACAGAATTAACCACAGAAATGACAGCAGACTCATTATAGGTATAAGGTGGGATATCTGCCTTGCCAGCAATTAAAGATGCGAAAGACGATTCTAGGCGTTCCACCAGCGACAGTATGCGAGCGTCAGGATTAGTGTCTGGGCGGTTTAGCTTCTCCTTGATAGCAGAGACTATCCATGCTGTTTTATCGCTACCAGAGTTCGATGCAGCATCATTAAACAGGGTTTGTAGTTCAGCAGGGAGACGAAAGGCAATAATATTAGATTTACTTATGATAATAGTCCGTTATTAACTCAGTGAGCGCTTATTATATCAGCGTATAACACTGTTATACAGATTAGAAAATATATCATTGCTAGTGGATTTAACGAATAAGTCCATAACTTAAAGTTAGAGTAACCTACTGTAAAACAAGCAAAGCGTATTCTTGCGCCTTGTAACGGATTGAATACATAGCAAAGCTCAAAAATGAGTGCTGTACTATGGTGGTTATCGCCATAGTCGGAAAGGGTAACAGTTGAAATGCTACCCTTGGTATCAAAACCACAAATTAGTGATTTTAGCTAAAGTAGATAAATATTAGCCAATACAGCTAATCACATAAACATAGTGGTACTATGATGATCCGTTGGCTTTCAAACGTGAGGTATCCACTAAGGTATCCACCGAAAAGGCTATATTTTATTGGATACTTTACTCGCTAAATGTTGACAATTGTTAACATCAGAACCAGACAAAACCTGACATCATTTACTTATTTTAGGTACGCAATAAATACGTATTTAATTCTCGCAATTCTCTATTTTTAAATAAAATCATGATCTTGTGGAAAAGTACGCAGCAAAATGATATTGCTCGCATCGGTAACTATTTGATTATCCCGAGACCGTCACTTTGGGCTTGCATTGAGATAGCGTATTTCAATCTGCTAACGTAGTTGCCATTTTGATGGTTGCCACTCTGGTTGCCAGCAAAACAGCATGTTTTATACTAGTGGAATGATGGGCTTTGATCATTCCAATTCAGCACAATCAAGGTATAGCGATAATCACAACACCTTTGAGGTATAGCCATGTTACAACGTGAAGCAATAGAAGCCGTTATGATGGAGTTAGCCCACCAGCAAGGGCAATCACTCAACGGACGCGATAGGTTGGACATTAGAACAGGTGTAGCACAGACAATACAGGCTAAAGAACGTCACAGACGAAGAATGACAGCACCTACCTACCAATGGACGAAGCCAGCACCAAAAAGATAATAGGTCGCCTTGAAATTAAGGGGACGTGAGGCTCTGAAATCGGAGGCTCGTCACTGGCTGGCAATATTCCAATAATGGCTACGAGGTAAAAGTAACCACAATGCAAATAAGCACTCTGAATAAATATCAATAAGTTATCTATGCTGAGAGATAAGATTACAACAAAGAGCTACGGCAAGGTATTAACAATCAGGTTTCAGTCGGTCAATTTGACCGTTAGCAATAAAAACAATGTGTTGCCAACTCTTACCATTGGTCACTGAAACGATGACCAATGAGCGTTAATCTGGTTTTGTTACAGAATTAAGTATTATCAATCAGTTGTATTTTGATTCCGTCGATTTATCGGAATTAAGTATAATCAAGAGGTTATATCTACATACGGGATAATCCCGTATCATCATGGATAAATTAACGTTTAGATTACCCCTGCTAATTAGAGTTGTTACCTATACAACCTGAATCCCACCAGTGTTTTATTTTAACCAATAGCTTATATTGTGATGGTATCAAGATGAATAAACCAAAAATGAGAAAAGCAAAATCAATCAGGATCACCACATCAGGAACGGTAATCAAAGCCCCTGAGCGAGTTAAAACAGCCACAGGTAAAGTTATGGCCACAATGACTATTCAGGCTGAGAGTGACAAGCGTAGTCCGTACCCATTAAAGATAGTGGCATTCGATATTAACGCGCTGGAGCTAATGACCTGCCAGAAAGGAAACAAAGTAACAGTTACGGGGCACTATGAGTGGTTTAATGGCTATCAGTTAATTATAGCGACAATAGAAATATAA